AATGCACCAATCCTAAAACCAACTTCGTATATATCTATATCTAGCTCTTCTTCTTCTACTGTTGTAGTTTCAGGTAAAGTAAATGTATAGTCATTGCTATCGTTACCATGTTGAAAGTAATGTAGATTCATGTGAAAATCTGTCATACCACAACAAGACCAATTACCATTACTATGATTACTGTCTATCTGTATATTATTTTCTACTTCATTACCTTGACTATCTAACTCATCTTCAGGTAACACTATATCTGTAGATTGTTCCCATTCAGGAATAGTAGTCGTAGTTGTAGTGGTAGTAGTCGTACCAGTATTATTAGAAATAGTTGTAGTTGTTGTAGTTGTTTCTTCAGGACCGTCAAATGTCTCTACTTCTTCTACTTCTCCTGGAATAGTTGTGGTGGTGGTGGTTGTAGTCGTAGTTGTAGTATCCTCATTAGCTATAACTGGAGTAGGCACTGACAAAAATAACGCCAGTAATAATCTAAACAGCACTAGCTGAAAACTTACTCCACCTCATTTATCTTCCTCCACAATTGCAACTGCCACAACAATCCATTTTAACTCCTCACATAAGGTTGCCGACTAATGCAGACAATGCACCGACAGCAACAATCCACCCAAACAATTCTTGTCTTCCAATTTTACTATTAACCTTTTCATGTAACTCATCAATTTGTTTATTGATTTCTTTTTGACCTTCCAATATCATTACTAACATTTCTTTTTGTGTAAATCCGTTTGGAGTTGTCATTATGGAAGGTCCTCATCATGGGTTATCCAATCCCATTCGTCATCCCATTTGTTATCTATAATCAATGTATCAGATACACTAAGATACTTAAGTAAGTTGTATACCTCTTTACAAATATATCCAATTATAAATCCGATTAAATAATCCATCAAAGGATTATAGCATAGATTTATTCAGGCTTTGGATTATCAGATTTGACTTTTGCTATTGCATCTTTCCAAGTAGTTGTACCATTAACTGCATCCCAATATTGTTGGTCCAGTTGGTCAGGTATACTTGCGTAAGCCTCTTGTCTTGCAGTGATGTAACCAAACTGTTGGTCATTCCATTTTTGATTTCCTAAATCAATCTTTGCTTGTGCATAATCTGCATCAGAAAATTCTGATACAACACCATTAACTGATTTATTAAGAGGCTTTGCTGCCTCTATCTCTGCATCTGCTTGTGTTTGTAGCTCTTCTTTTGTTGCCATAATATCTCCTATATTACCATACTATTTTTACTTTGTGAGTCCATAAAGTTGAAATCTACCTGTAAGGTTTGCAGAACTTTCTCCTGTAAAACTTAAACCATCATTAGCCTCAGCAACTGTGTGTACAACTGCACCATGATAGCCTCTTACATTTGGTGTTTTATTGACATGCACACTTTCAAACACTACATGTGAGTGTTCTCCTGAGTTTGCAAAATTAAACAAATAAATAACTGCATTTAAAACTTCTCCTGCTTGGTCTCCCATACTTGGTGCTATTGTAAAACTTGAACCATTTGTACCTGACGAAACAGAATGAGCTGCCTCTTCTTTTAAAGTTACTGCTTGTATATCGTATTCACTATCAGAATCAGCAGTTCCACCTGTTGTAACCTGGATAGTAATGTTTTTGTTATCTGTTGCTATTGATAAATTAGTTATTACTAATTTGTATACATTATAAGTACTGTTAATACCTGAAATTACAACTTCAGCTTGTCCTGATGCTGTAGTATCTGATATTTTAATTAAACTCATTATTTTACTCCATAAATATTTGCTATTGTATGTCTTGTAATACTTTGATTTACAAATCTAATGCCTGTTATAGCCTCTGCAGATTGATGAACACCCATAGTTTTATTACCATCTAATCCACTATCATATACAGTTGCACTTGAAGCTAAAACAAATGTGTGAGCAGATGAATCATCTGCACTAAAGACCATTACTTTCCAACCACCATTATTATTATCATCATTTATTCCTACAGCTATAGGTGCTATTTGACTTTGTTTACTTGCTCCACTTAACCAAGTGTTATCAAAACTTCCATAACCTTTTAATTGTCTTCCACCATATCTATACTCTGAACCACTTATTAAAGAATTAGAAGAATCATAAAATCTTAAACCTACATATCCTCCATTACCACCACCATTCAAATCATTACAATGTATTTCATATTGTTGAAAATCTTTACCAAAAATATTTTGTAAATCAAAATTAGAGACCAAACCACCACTGTCAATTCTTTGTATAAATTCTAAATTACTTGCCATTATTTATAAGTCCTTATTCCATACAAAGAAATAATACCACCTGCTTGTACATCTCCACCTGATGTTGCAAATTCAAATCCATTTACTACTGTTTTTGTTTTGTGCATACCACTTTGAAAATTATAATCTACGCCTACGCCTTGATGAACAAAGTTTGAAAGAACTGCAGTAAAAGAACTTCCATCTCCTGCATGGTACATATAAAAATATCCACTTGCTGCTTCTTCTGCATCTCCAACATTATAAGCAAGGAATATTTTTGTATCATTTCCTTGTCTTACTTCACTAGCACTGCCACTATTAACTCTGCTCATAGCATATCTATAATTATTCCCACTATCAGTGGACCCTGCTACCTTCATTCTAAGTGCTATATGTCTATCATCTGTAGCTGTTGGCATGTTTGACACTGTTACAAAATGCACATCAAATTCATCTTCTCTTAAATTGTCAAAAGAAAATGTAGAAACATCACTACCCATTGTTTGAGTTTCTATCAATTCCAACTGTCCATACTTAGTAAATTTATTTTCATTATCTAATTCAATAATTTGATTAGGTGTAAGCACACCCTTGTTACTTCTGAAGGCTTGTGTTACTGCATCTTTAGGAATATAACTCATAATTACACCACCTTATACAATGTAAATGTTCCACTATCAATGTTTCCACTTGACATTTTAAAATTAACCCCGTCGCTTGCACTTGCTACTGTATGCACAATGCCACCCTGTGCTCCTGTTAAAAATGGTGTTGCGTTGAAATGACAAGTTTCGTTTGTAAAAAAACTAAACTCCGAACTGTTATTGAAATTATAAAGGTAAATTATACCTTGTGAACTCTCACTTGTTGATGTTCCTGTATTACCTAATGAAACAGCAGTATCATTTGTTCCAGAGGTATTTGAAAAAGTTGTATCTGTTCGCAAATTTTTATAAGCAAAATCATATTCACTATCAGATTGTGCAGTACCACTTTTAGTTAATTGTATTTGTAAGCCAACATTATTTGTTGCACCTACAACATTATTAAAAGCAACCATATAAACATCATCACTATTTATGCCTGTTAAGGTAACACTAGCTACTGCACTTGTTACTGTGTTTGTTGCTACTTGTACTAAACTCATTAGCTATCTACTCTCAATCCATAAGTTCTAATCTTGCCTACATCTACATTATCATCATTAAAAACAAAATTTAGACCTGTAATACTTGTCGTTTCTGTCAAAATTCCAATTTGTTTAAAACCTCTACCATTACCACCATCTGTTGCTTGACCTTGTGCTAGTAAAAATGTATATGAAGATGTGTTTGTTGGATTAAATATATAGTAAACAAAACTACCACCCTCAGGGTCATATATACCACCAAACCTATGTAATTTACTATCGTTTGTTGTTCTAAGTTCTGAAAATGATGAGTTAGCTCTAAGTATTTGAATTGCAGTATCTTGTTGTGAACTTGTAACAATACTACCTGCACTATTAACAAGTCTTAAATTTGCGTCTGTAACCGAAACTGCTTCAGCAGACACAATAACTTTATATATATCAAAATCATCTGTAAATAAATCGGTAATTGTGATACTTGAAATTGAACTTGATATTGTAGTTTCATTTAATAATCTTAGGTTACTCATATCTGTTTTACTCCATAGAGTTTTATAGTACCTTTATCAGCAGCAGTGCCTGTCCTTACTTGTAAAGCATTTATAGTTTCTGCAACTGCATAGACACCACCACCAAAAGCAATATCTGCACCAACTTTCATTCCATGAAAAGTTGAATGAGAGTATTTAGATGAGTCGTTCAAATTATATAAATATACGTAGTTAATTGATTCTTCTGTATTATTTGTGTAAGCAAACTGTAAACCAGTATCACTTGTACTATTTAATTCTGTAAATGTACCACCTGTTGCACATACTTGTTGTGCATTTTGATAATTAGAATCCTCATAAGAACTACCACCATCATTAGATAATCTAATTTGTACTAACTCACTACCACCACCATTTGTTTCATAGTTTAAAATAGTTAAAAAATGCACATCATAATTTGCACCTTGTATATCAGTAAAATTAATACTTGATTCAACACCTGATACTGTATGACTTGCAATTAATTCTAAACTACCACCAAAATGTCCTGCTTTTTCTAATTCATAAGCCTCAGAAACAGATATTACACCTTGATTTTTAACTTGTTGTTTTATCTTGGTAGAAGTATCTCCCAAATATCCAAATGACATTGGTTACTCCTAATCTGTTATTTCAAGATAACTTGCAAAAAATTCTATATCTGATGTTGCTGATGCTAGTACTTGTATTTTGTCAGTAGCTTCTAAAACTAATTTAGAAGTACCTAATACATCAAGTGATGTATCTGCAGGAACAGACATAGTCTTAGCTAAGTAGCTATCTCCTGAAGAACCATCAACGACTCTAACATCTACTGTTGCGTCATTAGTTCCATCTACATTAGTTGCTCTTAACATCAACACAATCGCTGAGTGGTTAGCATCTAATGCAGGAATTAAATCTGCAAGAGATGTAGTTCCATCGTGATACGCATTTTTGAATACATTTGCCATATTATTCCTCTTATCCTAGTGCTATTATTAGTCCGATGTCTGCAAATCCCTGGTTCGCAATGTAAGCCTTTACAGATTGTTGTGAAGGTGGTCTTGTAGCTGAATCACTAGCAAAGTCATCTTCATCAATCAATGACAAAGCTGAAATATCAGTACCATCTATAGCAACAGTTTTACCTGATGCCATATCGATACCACCATCGTCAATATCCATAATTTCTACATCATCAATAAAGACAGAAATCTTTCCATGATTTGCTGTACCTGATGCAGTGGACGTGCTTATTTTAATTTCTTCGGCAGTTTTATTACTACCACCATTTAATACCTCTATTGATAATGCTTCAGTAGCAGATGTTCCCATTTTAAAAGAAACATCGGCATTGTTAGTATCATCGAAGATAGTTAAATCGCCACCGGTTAATGCTGTTATTGCTTGAGAAGCATCTACTGCTATAACTGAGTTAGTAGCTGTAAGTCCTGTTCCTGCAAACAATGTTGCAACATCTGCGATAGCTTCTTTAGCAGCAGTACCTGTAGCACCACCATCTAAGAATAGTATGTAATCGCCATCAGCAAGTGCAGCTTCTGACGCTTCAGATAAATCTACGTCAATATCTGTACCATCGAAGTCTATTAAGTTACCTGCTGTGAGGTTTGTTAAATCTGTTCCATCTATAGCTACAGTCTTACCTGAAGCTAAATCTATACCACCGTCATCGATGTCTAGTATTTCTGTGTCATCAATGTAAATAGAAATTTTACCGTGGTTTGCAGTGCTTGAAGCAGTAGAAGTAGATATTTTTATTTCTTCTGCTGTTTTATTACTTGTACCGTTTAGTACTTCTATAGATAATGCTTCTGTTGCTGAAGTACCTAACTTAAGAGAAACGTCTGCATTGTTTGCGTCATCAAATATTGTAAGGTCTCCACCTGTCAAAGCTGTTATAGCTTGTGACGCATCAACTGATAATACGCCTGAACTAGCAGTTAAACCTGTTCCGTCAATAGCTGCTATAACATCTGCAAGTGATTCTTTCTTAGTTAAGTTAGAATCATCAGCATCAATAATTGCTATGCTATCTGCTGCTATATCAACTGTTGCTGCAGTCAAACCATTTAAGTCTAATGTAAATGTTAAATCGTAAGGGTCTCCATCTGTACCTGCATCTGTGTCGGTCCAGTTAATATCAAGACCACCTGCGTCAATAAATTTAACTTCTCTTTGTGTATATACACCTGAAGCTACAGCAGGAGCTATTGTTACTTCTGTTCCATCTCCATCTTCTAATACAAAACCTTGTTGAATAGCATCATGTGCTTCTTCTATGTGTTGTTTTACTACAGCTAATCTGACTTGTGTTCCTGCTGCATGCGTTGGGTCTGTTCCGTGTTTTGAATCTATGTCTCTTGTTACAGTTGCTGCAGCATGGTTAGTTCCTGAGGACCAAAGAATAACTTCTCTGTTGCTGTCATTGTCAGGGTCGATTACTAAATATACAGGTGCATCAACTCCTGGGTCATCTGTTAGGTTTATAGTTGTGCCACCACTAGCTAACTGAGCAGCTAATGTTGTCTCAAAGGCGTTTACTAAATTAGTTTCTCTTGCTGTCATTCTTCTCCATTATACACATTTAATTTGAACATATACTTCATTTTATTATCCAAATCTTACTTTTCCAAAACTATTTACTGCGTAAATATTACCTGATGTAACACTACCATAAACTTCTTGTCTTGTCCCTCTTACTGTAATAATAGCATACTGAGTTACGCTTCCGACTTCTGCTAACTGTCCTGTAATAGGATAAGCTATAGATTCTACAACTCCTCTAATTACTTCTGCAGGGTCAAACAATTCTAAAGTTACAGAACTTCCTTCTTTATCTTTCAAAGATTGATAAATAGTTTCTCCTAAATTTTTAACTGTAATAGGTTTTCTAAAAGGTCTTTCTACTCTATCACTTAAATTTACAGGTATCTGTACAACTACAAGTTCAGGTCTTGCCAATGCCCTAGTTTGTATTGCTTGAATCTTTGGTGTCTTATCAGCTACTGCAGACTTTATAACAAGTTTCATAGTTATATACCTAGATACTTTTTGAGTTTGTGCAGTTACTGTTCCTTCTCCGGAAATAATGTTTAATGCCAGGTCCCAATTAGAATCATCTTTATTATTTATACTTTCCAAACTATCTGATATGTGTAATTCAGCAGATGTACCTGACTCAATGTTGCTTGTTTCTATTTGTGCTTCTACAAACTGTTTCTTTTCTGCTGTAAAAAAGTCTGCTGCTGCAGTAATTAAATATCCTTCTGTTTCAAAGTTATTTGTTTCTTTATAAAAACCACTACCACCAACTATGGCTATAAGTTTTTCATCTACTTTGTTTATACCTTTTATTAATCCACCTGCGTCAAACTCAAGGTCTCTAGCTATACCTGCAGTAGGTAAATAATATCTCCATAAATATGATTCACTAGCTGATTCTTTTATACCTGTATAGATAGAATCCCTGGTTGTAAATAATGTCATAGGTTGTGCAGTAACAGAATCTATGTTCCATTCTTTTATAAGTTGTTGATTAGCTAGTACATATAAATTATCTGATGCAGTTAACCTAGCTCTATATAATCTTCCTATAACTTTTGATGCAGAAGTTTGTACTTCTTTTGTTCCATAAAATATTTCTCCTTGCACTTCAGCAACACATGTTGGTATTTCATTAGAAGATAATTCTGTCTGACCATTAGCAGTAAATGTTCCTGTAACATCTTTAATTGCATAGATTCTTCCATCAGTAGCTGTTGCTAAAATTACTGCACCAACATCTGCAACGTCTGTAAAAGTTTGACCGGAAGGTAATGTAATGACTGCTGAACCAACTGTTGTAGCACCATCGTATTGATGTATGGCATTACCTATTGTTACTAAAAACTTTCCTTTAACAGAAAATATTTTATCGTATATTGCTGCAGACATTTTTTGTGTAGATGTTCCACCACTTGTAAGTGACTCTATCTCTCCTGCAGAACCATTGTTTGCAGTTATATATAATAAATCTCCGTGTGCAGCTAAACCTTTTATGTGATACCCTGCAGTCAAACCTGTAGTCACTGTAGAAAATGTATCTCCACCATCTGTTGATTTTTGTAACACATTGTCGTCTGCAATATAAATGTCTGTTCCTACAATAGCTAAAGCATTGTCATCATCTGTTGACGAAAAAGAAGTTCCTGTAGATATCTGTGTTGTATGAAGTAGTTGTACATCATAAGATGTTCCTCTATCTTTTCCAAATACTTCAACACCTTTGCTATCCCAAAATCTTTGTATATCAGTTGCACCACCATTTCTTCTGTGTGCAATATCTAAATTACTACCACCTGAAAAATCATTACGTGAATATATACGTCCTAAGTTTCTTGTAAAGTCTTCTGCATTTTGTCTAACATCTATCTCTTGTCCTCTAACATCTGATGACTCAATAGTCATCTGTCTGTTAGGTCCTACTGCAGCTCTAAATAAAAAGTCATCAATACGAAAATCGTATCCTTTTCTTTTTGGATTAGAGACGTCTCCTCTTGTAGCTATTCTTGGCATTATGCCTGTATTCCATAGACCAAACCATCAACAGATACTGATTCCGGATATTTAGCTCTGAGATATTTCCTTGCCTGATTTATCAACAGTTGTTGATATTGTAATAATGAATTTCTAATACTATTACTAGAACCAACAGGATATCCTGATACTGCCATTTGTTCTGTAATGTATTGAGTTGTAGCAGAAGGTATATCTTTTCCTGCCATCAACTGTGCAGCAACTCCTGCCATAATTATTGGTTCATACTCAGGTTCTAAACCTATTGATGATAATGAATCTGATTCTGCAGTTGGTTCTACAAACTTCTTTTTAAATGTTACAAAAGCTGTTTGACCTTGTGCAATATTTGAAAACTGTATAGCGTGAACAACATTAGGTCCTGTTGTATATGTAATAGTTCTTGATACTCCGTCTGCATCTGTAAATGTAAAAGGATTAGGAAGTTCTACTAAAGAACAAGTTACAGGTAAAAAGCTAACTCCTGTGCTATCACTACCTGAAGCAAAATCTGTATATTGTGATATAGCACTTAGTATCGATACTAAATAATTAGAATCTCCTGGAGCATCGTGTGTTCCAATCAATGAATAACCTGTAGAAGCTGATAGTTGTTTTGTTTCTACAGCAAACAAAGTTGGAAACAAATTATTTATTTGGTCTTTAATTGCTTCAAACACAGCTAATCTTGTAAACGATGGAGCTATTTTTACGATTGCACCTACGTCATGTGAGTCTGCTGTTGTTCCTCTAACACCTCTTACTACTGTAACAAAGTTATTGACAGTATCTAATCCTGTACAATACAAAAGCTCTTGGTCTATTTCTAATATTGTTCCTGCATCCATAACATCTTCTTCTTCTTGTGTAAGAAGGTCAGCGTCAAATGATAATGTTGTTGCACTTGAACTTAATGTTGAAGCAACTGATGTGTAAGAAGTAAGTTCGTCAGCAGGCTCTAGATATTCTCTAAAAGTTCTATCTACTAAATTTCTAACTGTTGTACTCATTATGCACCTCTCTCAATTTCTTTGGCGTATGCAGATATACCAAAGGTAGCCATTGTAAACTCTCCACTTTTTTCTGCTTCATCCTCTATAAGAGATACGGATGATTCTATTTCATCAGAACCTTTAGAATCAATGTCGATTCGAAATTCGTTTTTACCTTCTTTGAGCATTAAGAGCATACCCATGTTTGCTCCTAACTGTGTCTAAAGTGTAATATTATGCTTCTGTCTGCTGCTTCTGAACCATTAGATGTAACTCTAATAAATCCATTACTTGCGAAAGCCCATCCTGAAGGGTCAACTCTTACCATGTCTCCTGCAGAAACACTATAAGTAACATCTGTTCCATCTGTTTCTTTGACATCAACAAAGGTACTATTGTCCATTGAAAAATCGAAAGTAACACTGGAGCCTGTCATAGCTGCAGGGTATTGAATACCACAAAGTAACATACCTTCTGTAGCAACTCCTAATGAGTTATTGTTATCTGCTGAAATGTCTATTAAAGCTAATTTTGACTTAATCATACTTTCCTTACTATAGCAGAACAATGGGAGCAGGTGGAGCTACTCCCAAAGTTCTTTAACTTAAATTACGCTACTGCTTGAATTTTGCAGTGATATGAAGGAGGTCCGAATTCGAATCCCATCTCCATATAAATTGCTTTTCCAATTCTAGCGTTGGCATCTTGGTCTATGTCACGAACAAACACTGTTCCATATCCAGGGATATTTGTGAACACTGGTTGAATGTAAGCTAGGTCTAAGATGAAAGCAGTATTATCAGGTAGGATATCAGGGTCGACAACCATCATTCCGATTGAACCGAATGGGGTTACGATTGTATCAATATCTATACCTGCAACATTTCTATCTCTAGGAATGATTGCTCCTGCTATATCAACTGTACCTTTAACAAGTTCGTTGTTAAGGTCTAGTAATTGTTTTGGACTAACAGCTAGCACTGGTTGGTTCATTGGTGCATGGTTATCATACATTCTCTTTAACGCACCTGAAATAGTTGCGAAAGAAAGAACTTGTGCTGAACCAGTTCCGTCTCCACTTGAGTCGTTGTAGAAACAGTTACCACCTAATGGGTTAACTGCTGCTGTGTTGTTAGCGTTCTTTCCTATGGTAATCCATACGTCAAGACCGTACATTTCTCTAGTTCCTGACCCAGGTGTGGTGTTAGCACCATCTGAGAAAGAACCGTTAAATGCAAACCACTCTACTTCTCTAGCTACTTTTTCCATAGCTTTTTCTAGCTGTAATGCAAATTCATCATTTACTGGGCTACCACCAAATAATCCTAGTTTGTCGCCTGCTGTTACTGTTCCGTCTCCATCGGAGGCGTTAGCAATATTAGCTGACAAATCAAAAGGATTTTGGTTACCGGTAGATGCTAAAGCTGTGTAAGTCATTTGTACACCCTTATGGAAAATTTGAGTTACATAAGTATATGCACTTCTATCTCTTCCAAGATATTCTGTAGGGCTAGCACCTTCTTGTCCCTTAGTAGGCTCTGAAGAAATGGTTGCATTATCTTCTACTTGGACTTGCCAAAATGTAGAGTTTAATGTTTTACCACCATTCAGACCACCTGCTGCTGAGAGTAAAGGTGTTCTTTGACCACCAACTTTAAACAATTCGCCAGCAAAGTTATTAATGTTTTGTGCATAAATCGTACTGTTTGTTAACGATATTTCTGCCATTTTTATCTTCTCCTATAAATTGTCTAAATTGTTTATTTTTTTTAGAAGAAGTAAAAGCTACTACTTGCTGTTCTTTTTTGCTTCTTCTATTGCTGCAAGTTTTAGACGCATAGAGTTTTTAACATCGCCTTGTTGTTCTGATTTTCTAATTGCTTCAACTAAATCATCAGAATTAAAGCTGTCAACTACTGAGTTTTTTGTTATGTTAGTTAACCTTGTTTGGCTATCTTGAATTTCCTCACGAATACCGTCTTGTTGCCCAACATCATCTCCTGCAGTTACTCCGTATTCTTCTGCTGCGAAAGTTTGTATTGCTTCAACGTTTAAGTCTCCATCATATACCTGGCTTATAGCCTTACCGATACCTTGTGTAGTATCTAATCCTGCATCTTTAAATACAGAAACTTTGGCTTGTGCCTCAAAAACTTCTAGCTTTTCTTTGAGAGATTTATTTTCTTCTCTCATTGCCTTCCAGTTTTTGTCTTCGCTTACTTCAGCTTCAGAGTTTAACTCTTGTTCTTCTGTCATATTCACTTGTCCATTTCTCTAATGTTTTTTTACAAGAGGTCATCAGGTATCCTCTGCCTATATTTACACTACTATTTTTATTTGGCAGGTCTTGTTAGTAGGCATCAAGACCGTATTCGTTCTAGGTCAAGTTTTACCACCGGACCTCAGTACAGTGTCAAAATTATTATAACATACTTATCTAGATGTATAGTTTAGATTTATATTTCTTCGAGACCTGTGTATTGTCCTGTTTGTGTTCTGACTGCTCCAGTTTGTGCTGATGACAAACCTGCTTGTTGTCCAAGTATTCTTTCTATTCTCTTTTGTTCTGCTGTATCTCCACTTAGTCCACTAACAATATCTACTACTTCTGTAGTTCTACCTTGTTGTTGTGCAAGAGATTGTATTTCTGTAGCTTGTCTAAA